CACAAGCACAAATGATGATGGCTGCAATGATGGCCCACATCAACGAGCACGTAGCGTTCCAATATCGCAAAGAGATAGAGGAGCAATTAGGCATTCCACTACCAAAGATGGACGAAGAGTTTGCATCCAATCTTTACGAGCACTGATATCATCGTCGATATCACTAAGTAAATCACCAGCTAGTGTAGCTAGCACGTCGTCGTCAATATGCTCGGCTAGATTGTCGTTGAACTCGTCATCTTGTTCCTTACCCGGCTCAAGATCAATCTCCAAGTCACCCATGCTTATCTCAACACTTTCTGGGTCTTCAATCTCAATCTCGATATCGTCTTGCTCCATCTCTGGTTGCATAAGCGGGTCCTGTTAAGACACAGATTATTGGCAAGGAAACTCCACAAAAACGCAAAGCAGCAGAGCGTGTAAGAGATGATATGAATTATCAGCTCACCGACGTTATGAAAGAGTATCGTCCTGAGCATGAGCGTATGTTATGGGGCTTGGGTTTATCTGGTAATGCGTTTAAGAAAGTTTACTTCGACCCAGCGTTAGATCGTCAGGTATCTATATTTATTCCTGCGGAAGATGTAATTGTGCCTTACGGTGCTAGTAACTTAGAGTCTGCAGAACGTGTAACACATGTAATGCGTAAGACAAAAAACGAATTGCGCAAGCTACAAGTAGCAGGTTTTTATCGTGATGTTGATCTGCCAGAACCTACTAATACATTAGATGATGTAGAGAAAAAAATCGCGGAAAAGATGGGCTTTAGAGCTACATCGGATGATCGCTATAAACTTCTTGAGACTCAGGTATTTTTAGATTTAGAAGGCTACGAAGATAAAGATGCTAAGGGCGAACCTACCGGTATAGCATTGCCTTACATTGTTACAATCGACAAGTCTTCACAAGAAATATTAGCTATCCGTCGTAACTGGGAGCCAGATGATGAGGGCTGTCAGAAGCGTAACCATATGGTTCACTATGGATATATACCGGGTTTTGGTTTCTATTGCTTTGGTTTAATACACTTAATAGGTGCATATGCTAAGAGTGGTACATCCATTTTACGTCAGTTAGTTGACGCAGGTACATTAGCTAACTTGCCGGGTGGTTTGAAGTCAAAAGGTATGCGTACTAAAGGTGATGATACTCCTATCGCACCGGGTGAATGGCGTGATGTTGACGTAGCGTCTGGCACCATACGTGACAATATTCTCCCACTTCCATACAAAGAGCCAAGCCAAGTTTTATCTGGTTTAATGGATAAGATTATTGATGAAGGCCGTCGCTTTGCAAGTGCTGCCGATATGAAAATATCGGATATGAGTGGAAACAGCCCAGTTGGTACAACGCTAGCAATATTAGAACGTACGCTGAAAATTATGTCAGCTGTACAGGCGCGTATCCACTATGCGATGAAGGAAGAGTTCCGCTTATTAAAGCGCATCATTGCCGACTACACACCAGAAGAGTACACGTACGACCCAGTTGAAGGTTCACGCCGTGCTAAGAAATCTGACTACGACAATGTAGAAGTGATACCAGTATCTGATCCTAATGCGGCGACGATGTCGCAAAAGGTTGTGCAATATCAAGCCGTCATGCAGATGGCACAGCAAAGCCCACAAATCTACGATCAAGTAGAACTCAACCGACAGATGTTAGAAGTGCTTGGCATTAAGAACATAGGTAAATTAATACCGAGCGCAGAAGATCAGAAACCGAAAGACCCTGTGTCCGAGAACATGGCTGTCTTAAACAACAAACCTGTAAAAGCATTCGTGTATCAAGACCACGAAGCGCACATTGCTGTACACACATCAGCTATGCAAGACCCAAAGATTGCACAAATAGTTGGCCAAAACCCACAAGCACAAATGATGATGGCTGCAATGATGGCCCACATCAACGAGCACGTAGCGTTCCAATATCGCAAAGAGATAGAGGAGCAATTAGGCATTCCACTACCAAAGATGGACGAAGAGTTAGAGCCAGAAATGGAAGTCGAGATTTCTCGTGCTATGGCAAGGGCAGCAATAAAACTGTTGGAGAAAGATTCCGCAGAAGCTCAACAGAAACAAGCCCAACAAGCAGCGCAAGACCCAGTCCTACAGATGCAGCAACAAGAGTTACAACTCAAAGCGCAAGAAGTTGCAATTAAAGAGAAGAAACTTAATATTGATGCCGCTACTAAAGCTGACCAATTGGAAATTGAAAAGTCTCGTATCGAAGCGCAAAAAGAGATTGCAGGTATGCAAGTCGGAGCAAAAGCGCAGAAAGACAAGATGGAGATGGAGTCCAAGATGGAGTTGGAAGGTCTGCGTATTGGGTCGGAAATCTCAAGAAACAGAACCCAGATGTCGTTACAAGAGCGTCAGTCTATGAGACAGGCACAGATGCAAGCAAATAAACCTAAATCTACCCCTAAAAAAGGTGAATAATGGACAGAACTTTAGAGATTATCAAGCACCAGATAAACGAGAAACAAGCACAAGTAGCACATGCTATGAGTGAAGGTGCGGCGAAAGATTACGCGGAATACCGCGGAATGTGCGGTGAAATTAGAGGTCTTTCAATCGCAGAAGGATACATACTTGACCTTGCAAACCAAATGGAGCGAAACAACGATGAGTGAAAACTTAATCATTGCGACAGAACACGGTGAAACATCCGAGTTACCGCAAACTGCAGAAGAAAAGGGTAAACAGTTGCCAGAACCAGTGGGATACCACATTTTGGTAGCACTTCCAGAAGCAGAAGAGAAGTATGAAAGTGGTTTAATTAAGTCAGATGAAACCCGCCGATATGAAGAAGTTTTAGCTACGGTATTTTTTGTAGTTAAACTTGGTCCCGATGCTTATAAAGATACTAATAAGTTTCCTACGGGTCCTTGGTGTAAAGAAGGCGATTTTGTCCTTGCAAGACCAAGCAGCGGTACACGTTTGAAAATACACGGGCGCGAGTTCCGACTATTAAACGACGACACCATCGAGGCTGTTGTTGACGATCCACGTGGCATTAGCCGCGCATAAGGGGAAAGATATGGCAGACATTGAAAAAGTAGAATTTGAGTTTCCCGATGAAGTAGAAGCCAAACAAGGTGGTAAAGTTGAGGCTAAAAATAACGTCGAGGATGTAGATTTTGATATTATTGACGACACACCTGAAGAGGATCGTGGTCGTGAGCCATTACCAAAAGAGGTAGTGGATGAACTAGACAAAGATGAGTTAGAAGATTACTCTGAAAAAGTTAAGAAAAAGCTAATCCAGATGAAGAAGGTCTGGCATGATGAGCGCCGTGAAAAAGAACGGGTTCAGCGTGAGCAGCAAGAAGCTATTGCGTATGCGCAACGTATACTTAAGGAGAATGAAAGTTTAAAATCTAGGCTAACTGCTGGGGAGAAAACTTTCTTAGACACTTATAAAGGTGCTGCGGAATTAGAACTAGACGCAGCTAAGAAAGCCTATAAAGATGCTTACGATAATGGGGATTCTGATAGGTTAGTAGACGCTCAGCAGAAGATTTCTGACGCTAACTATAAACTTCGTAAAGCAGAAGAGTATGTTCCCTCTTTACAAGATGATAAATATACTGTACAAAGCGAACAAGAAGTACAAGTGTCTCGCCCTGACCCAAGAGCTACTGCGTGGCAACAGCGCAATACATGGTTCGGTCAGGACGAGGAAATGACCAGTCTAGCACTTGGACTACATCAAAAATTGGTCAAGGAACACGGGGAAAATTACCCCTCAACGAATGAATACTGGGAAAAAGTCGACACTACAATGCGTCGCAGATTTCCAGACTATTTTCAAGATGAAACGTCTGAAGCGGCAAATAAATCTGCTGGACGTACCGAAAGATCCGCCACGGTAGTTGCTCCTGCGACACGTAGCACCGCTTCCAAGAAAGTTGTGCTCAAGCAGTCAGAATTGGCTATTGCCAAGAAACTGGGAGTTACCCCTGAGCGATATGCCCGTGAAAAACTTTTAACAAATGGAGGCCAATAATGGCTGAAAACAAATTAAGTAGAGAACTTGAAACCCGTGCTATTCAGGAACGTCCTAAGCAGTGGACACCACCTGAGCTTTTGCCTGAACCAGATAAGCAGCCCGGTTTTGCGTACAGATGGATTCGTGTATCGACTTTACAGAATGCTGACCCACGTAATCTTTCAGCAAAAATGCGTGAAGGGTGGGAGCCAGTAAAGCTTTCCGAACAACCAAAATTTCAGCTGCTAGCCGATCCTAATAGTCGTTTTAAAGACAACGTTGAGATTGGCGGACTGTTGTTATGCAAGACCCCTGAAGAGTTTGTGGCACAGCGTAATGGCCACTACCAGAAACAGGCCGAAGGCCAGATGGAGTCTGTAGACCACAGCTTAATGCGCCAAAGCGACCCACGGATGCCTCTCTTTAATGAGAAGAAATCTACGACGACCTTTGGTACTGGAAAATAGTAATTTAATCTTTGGAGTTAAACATGACATATCCTGTTGTAGATGCCCCTTACGGGCTACAGCCGGTCAATTTGATCGGAGGTCAGGTATTTGCGGGTTCTACTCGTGAATATCCAATCACTAATGGTTACTCTACGAACATTTTCTA